CGGGAAAACCAAGGCCCTGATCTCCGAGGGCGTCAAGGACTGCATCCGCTATCCCGGCATCCGCATCGGAGCTTTCCGGCGGACCTACGGTGAACTGAAGGAGAGCCTGCTGGCCGAGCTGGCGAACTACAGCTACGCCCAAGCCCTCGGCGGGGTGTGGAACGGCTCGGAGTTCGAGCTGCGCTTCCCGAACAAGTCCGTGATCATGTTCCGGTACGCCGAGACGATCCTGGACGCGACCCGCCGCCAGGGCGGCCAGTACCAGCTGCTGCTGTTCGACGAGCGCACCTTGACACCCCCGGATGTGATCGCTTTCCTGGAGTCCCGGCTGCGCTCGGGCCGCGCCGACATCCCGGTGATCGGGATCCGCTCCGGCTCCAACCCCGGCGGACCCGGCCACCTGGCGGTCAAGACGCGCTACGTCGATGCCACCGGCTACGGCAAGCGGATCATCAAAGACGTCCGCGGCCGCACGGTGCGGTTCATCCCGTCCAATGTCACCGACAACCCGCACCTGAACGCCGAGTACGTCGACGACCTGAAGGCCCTACCGGACAAGCTGCGCAAGGCGTTCCTGGAAGGCGACTGGTCCAGCTTCGCCGGGCAGGCGTTCGACTTCCGAGCCGACCGACACGTGATCTCGCCGATCGCGATCCCGGAGTCCTGGCGCCGCTACAACGGCATCGACTGGGGCTTCGCCAAGCCCTACGCGGTGCTGTGGGCGGCGGTCGACGAGGACGGCCGCACCTATATATACAGAGAGAACTACGGCCCCGGCGTCGGGGAATCCGAGCAGGCGCACCGGATCCGCGCCGCAGAAACCGAGACCGAAGTGGTCACGGCCCGCTACGCCGATGACGCGATGTGGGCGGTGCGCGGCGACGCCAAGCCGATCGCCGACGTCTACGCCGACAACGGCGTGCACCTCACCCCGGCCGGCAAAGGCAAGGGGAGCCGGGTCACCGGCTGGCAGCGGGTCCGCTCCTACCTGGCCGAGGCCCCGGCCTGCCCGCACCACCGGGCGGCCGGGTGGGAAACCTGCCCGCTGCTGCACGTCTTCGACGTCTGCGAGAACCTGATCCGCACCCTGCCGGCGCTGCCGCACGCCACGACCGGGGATCCCGAAGACGTCGACACCGACGCCGAGGACCACGCCGCCGACGCCCTGCGATACCTGCTGATCAACCTGGGCGCCGGTCCGGAGTTCGTCATCTTCGACGCCGCGAGCGCCGAGGTCGTCCCGGCGACGATCGGCGGATACGGGTACCGGCCGCCGGACTATGAGGCCACGCCGTGGTGGGAGCAGCACGAGCCCGCCGACGGTGAGGATCAGAACCCGCTGTGGTTCTGAGCCGCACAACTGAATAAACAACTTCATATAGAGGGGCGGCGGCGCCGTGGGGATCCGTTCCGCGCTGCGCCGCCGACCCGCCAAAGAGATCACCTACACCCCGGCGGCGGTGGAGCGCCGCGGCTTCGAGTACGGGATCTCCGACACCGGCCTGTCCGAGTACGACCAGGGCGTCGGCAACGCCGGCCCCATCGACCGGCGCACCACCTTGAAGACGCTGCACGACGCCTACGTGGCCTGCCCGTGGGCGTTCTCGGCCGTGAACGCGATCACCCGCACCATCACCGCCGGGGGCCTGGTCACCGACTGGGATTCCGACACCGGCCAGGGCGATGAGCCCCAGCCGGTCAAGCCCGCGAACGTCCTTGCCTTGGAGCGGATGCTGGCCTGGTGCAACCCCCGGGACGACATCCGGCAGATCCTGCGCGCGGTCATCACCGACCTGCTGGTGTACGGGGATGCGTTCCTGGAACTGGTGTGGGTCGGCAACCAGCCGGTCGCCATCTACAACCTGGACTGCCCCAGCGTCTACCCGATCGCCGACGCCCACGGCTCCATCTCCGGGTACGTGCAGGTCACCGAGTACGGGCAGCGCGCGGAGTTCCAGACGCACGAGATCATCCACATCCCGTACGACTCCCTGCGGACCGGGGTGTTCGGGCTGTCCCCGATCCAGGCGGCGATGCTGCCGATTACGTGCTGGCTGTTCGCCGCGGGGAACTCCAAGCAGGTGTTCCGGCGCGGCAACCCGCCCACGGTGCATGTGGACATGCCCGCCGGGATGTCCGCCTCCGATGTGCGCCGCTGGGATGCGATGTACGCCCAGCGGAACCTCGGCACCCAGAACGTGGGCACCCCGATCATCACCAAGGGCGGAGCCCACGTCCAGGAACTGGCCCCCGCCAGGATCGTCGACAACATCAGCTTCCTGGACCAGAAGCGCGACGAGATCCTGGCCGTGCTGGGCGTGCCCCCGGCGAAGGGCGGCGTCATCGAGGCCGGACACCTGGGCGCCGGAACCGGCGAGGCCCAGGACCGCACGTTCCGCGTCAACACGTGCCAGCCGATCGCCGAGATCCTGCTGGAGAAGCTCAACTTCCACCTGGTCCGGCGCGGCTTCGGCATCTCCGGCTGGCGCCTGAAGTTCGGCGACATCGACTGGCGCGACTCCCGCATCGTGGAGGACATCCGCGACATGCGGCTGCGCAACGGCTCCTGGACCCTGAACCGGTACCGGGCCGAGATCGGCGAACCGCCGGTCCCCGGCGGCGACTCCGCAGTCCTGGTCGACCGGCAGAACCTGGTCCTGTGGAAGGACATCGCCATCATGAGTGAGGCGCTGATCCTGGCCAAGCGCGCCCCGGGCGTCACAGCCCAGGACCCGACCATCGATTCGGACCCCGGCGCCGACCTGAACCCGCGGCGCGGCAACCCACTCAAGCCCCTGACCGCAACCGTGCCCCCCGAGCGCTGACGCGGCCGGCCCGAGCAGAAAGCGATGCGTGTGAAGCAGCTCCGCTTCATCCCCACCGGACCCGCCGAATCGGCCGGATCGGCGCTGTCGGAGGTGGTGGTCCGCAACGCCATCGTGCGTGCCTGCCACTGCGGATCGGCACGTACGGTCGGGCATCCGTGCGCCGGATGCGGAACCACCGCACCGCCGCACATCGACGACCTCGGTGTGGTGTCCACCTGGTACCGCAACCCGATCAAGCGGCTGTTGTGGAAAGGGGTCGGCGCACGCCGGGCGCACCGGCGAACGGCGCGGATGCGGCGGGAAACCGCACAGACCCGTCGCGCTCCGCTGGTGCTGTTGCCACCGCCGGACTCCTCCGCACCACCGACAACTGAATAAGGAAGATGAGGTCACCTCGTGGCGAACACCGTTGTCTTGACCGCCAAGGGCCGCGAGATCACCGCATCTCGGCTGGTCGGCGCGACCCCGACGCAGGCCGAACCGAAGATCGTCGCCTGGGGAACCGGCGGGGTGGCCGGCGGCCCGTTCACCGCCGCGGCCAGCGACGTCGCGATGTTCTCCGAGTCCGCCGAGGCCAGACAGTCCGGCACCTCCTCCATCGTCACCACGACCACCACCAACGACACCTACCAGGTGGCCGCGACGTTGACGCTGGCGACCGCGTACTCGGTGGCCGAGGCCGGGCTGTCCGACAGCGTCACCAAGCCGTTCAGTACGACCTGGACCGCGCCGCCGACCGGCACCGCAGGGACCACCGGAACCCTGGCCGCCTCCTACACCCCGGCCAACGGCACCTACGTCCAGTGCCGGGGCGAGGTCATGCAGGTCACCGCGGGGTCTGGTTCGGCGAACGTGACGGTGGCGCGCGGCCAGAACGGCTCCATCGCCGCCACCCAGTCGGCCGGTGACGTGGTGACCCTCGGGAACCCGCCCGGGTCGAGCACGTCGAACGGGTCGCTGTACTGCCACGCCAGCTTCTCCCCGACGCCGCTGAACGCCAACGACACCCTGACCACCACCATCCAGATGAAGTACTCGTAGATCACGTAGCGGGGTGACGGGCGTGGCGATCGCCTTCGTGAACGCCACCGGCTACTCCAACGACTCCGCCGGCGGCCTCACGTTCGGCTACACCCTGCCGGCCGGGATCGCCGACGGGAACCTGCTGCTGGCGTTCGTCACCGCGAACATCGCCAGCCAGTCGGTGACCCCGCCGGCCGGGTGGACCGCGCTGGGCCTGTCGCTGACGTCGACCACGAACGTCACCTTGCTGGGGTTCTGGCGGGTCGCCTCCGGCGATTCCTCCGCCGTCTACAACTGGACGTTCGGCACCGCCTCGAAGTGGCTGTTCTGCTACCTGCAATACTCCGGCACCCACCACAGCGCCCCCATCGACACGGTGAACAGCGCCGTGTCCGGGTCCGGCGCGGGCTGGGGGATGCCGACCTCGGCGTTCACTCCGGCCGCCCCCGGCGAGTGGCTGGTCGCTGCCGCCGGCGACCGCGACTCCTCGGCCGGATCGACCTGGTCCACCAGCGGTGGGCTGGTACTGCGCTCGACGCAGGTCAACACCGGCACCTCGCAGGCGTCGATGGGTCTGGCCGACTCCGGGCCGCTGGGCACCGCCCAGATCACCATGAGCTCGGCCGGCGTGCTGTCGGCCTCCGGCAGCTTCCCGTCGGTCGCGGCGTTCGTGGCCATCAAGCCGCAGCCGAACGCAGCCTCCACCACCCTGGCGGCCTCGTCGGTCAGCGCGGCGCAGCTGGGCCGCGCCGGTGCGCGACGGCTGGCCGGCAGCTCGACGGGCACCAACGTGCTGACTCGGCGGGCCGGGCGGCTGCTGTCGGTGCCGGTGGCCTCGACTCCCGTGGTCGGCCGCGCATCGGCTAAAGCGTTGAGCGCGCAGGCGGTATCGGCCGCCGCCGCCTTCCGGGCGCCGGCGCGGCGTCTTACCGCCGTGTCACCGTCGAGTGCCGCTGTCGCCAGGGCGCCGGCGCGGATGCTGGCTGCTGGCTCCGGCACGTCGGCTCTGATGTCCGGCGGACGCACCGCGGTGCTGGCGACGGCCTCGGCCGCCTCGGCGCGGTTGTCCCGCAGCCCGTCGCGCAGCTTGGTGTCGACCGGCACCGGCGCACCAGCCGTCAAGCGCGCCGCCGCCGTCACCCGCCTCGGCACCGCAGCCGCCGCCGCGGGCACGACGCGGGCAGCGGGCCGGCGCCTGCCCGGTATCTCGACCGGCGGCAATACCCTGACCCGCGCCCTGTCGCGGACCGCGGCCGGTGCCGCCACCGCAGGCGGATCGGTCGGGTTCGGTGAGGTGCTGGTGCGCCTGCTGTCCGGCTCGGCGTCCGGCTCGGCGGCGGCGCTTCGCGGTATCACCCGCGCCCTTCCGGCCTCCACCGCGACCACCGGGGCGGCGAAGATCGCGGCTGCGAAGATTCTCGGCGGCGCCGCGCCGGCCGCCGGGACCGTTCGCAGAGCCCTGGCCCGGCTGGCCCCGGGCACCGGCCATACCGCTGGTGCCGCGCAGACCGGCGTGACCCGGCTCATCGCGGCAGTGGCGTCGACCGTCGGGCTCGCCGGCCGCGCCGCAGGGCGTGACCTGGCCAGTACGGCACCGGTGTCCGCCACGATACGACGGGCCGCCGATCGAACCGCATCCGGCACGGCGATGACATCTGCCGCTTTCGGGCCGACCGCCGCAACCCGAACGCTGTCCGCATCCGGAGCCGGTATCGCCGCAGCGATCCGCGCCGCCGGCCGTATCGTGTCAGGTCAAGCCACAAGCGCCCCGGCGCTGATTCGCCGCACCGGTCTGGCCCTTTCAGCCGGGATCACCACCGCCGCTGGATCCGTCATTCGCAATGCGGGGCGCACAGCCGGGGCGGCCTCGACCGCCACGGCGGCCGTGTCCGCCGCCGCCCGCCGGTTCCTTGGCGGATCGGTCACGACCGTCGGCGATGCGAGCCGCGCGCCGGCACGGATCCTGGGCGCGAGCGCTGCGGCAACAGGCAGGCTCGGCCGCACCGCGGCCGCTGGCCTGGCCGTCACAGCCGGCGCCGTCGGTCAGGTGGCGCGCTCCGTTGCCAGGGTGCTGCCAACGACATCCGGTTCGGTTGGGACTGTAGGACGCGCCGGGCACACCACCGTCGCTGGTGCCACTGCCGCCACCGCCTCCGTGATCGCCGGCGTCGGCCGTCGCCTGTCTGGCTCCGCAGCATCGGGCGGGCGGTTGGCGACGGCGCTTGCCCGGCAGATCGTCGCGGCCGCCGCCGTCCTGGCGCAGCCGCTGTTGACCCGCGCCGCCGCGCGCACCCATCACGCCGGTGCCGCCTCGACCGGGCAGACCGCTCGGGGTGCCAGCCGGGCCCTGCCAGGGGCCGTCATCACCACCGGCGCCGCAGAAGCTTCCCAGGGTGTGCGACTGGTCCTGGCCGGGGCCGCCTCGGTGGCGGCGAGTCTGGTCGTCACGGCCGCGGCTTCAGTGCGCCGACTGGTCCTCACCTTCGGCAAGCCGTTCTGGTCCTGGACGTTCGGCGAGCAGGCCCGCAACTGGAGGAGCCGACGATGATGACCATCGACGCCACCGCGACCGACTTCTTCCACCTCCCGGTGCGCCTTTCCACCCCGGACGGGCACGTACTGGACCCCTCTGCCGACCCGGTCGCCTTCGCGTTGCTGCCCGAGGGCGTCAAACCGGGTCCGGCGGACTGGCATCCAGGCGTGTGGGAGCCCACCGGGCCCGGCAGCTGGGCCGCGAAGATCCTCATCGGCCCCGGCGGAGTCGCGCTGCCGGTCGGTGAGTACGTGGCCTGGTGCAAGGTCACCGACAACCCCACCGTCCCGGTCGCCAAGGTTGGGTTCCTGACGATCACGTGAGCGCAGCAGACGGGCGGCCCTGTCGATGGCCCTAACTACTCTCGTATACTGACGTCCCGCGTGACAAGATAAATGTACTAGCTATATGCAGCGCCCTGTCGAAGGGCAATGCAGGTGCTGAGCCGCAGGTAGGTGTGCTTGTTAACGCCAGGCACACCTACCTGCCTTCCTCAGCGGGGTCTGAAGATGACCACGATCAGCTGGAGTAGCTGAACGACCAGCGCCGCGACGCGCAACGGCCGGTCGCCAGGACCATCCTTCATTTCCCTCACCTCCTTTCGCGATAAGCCCCCGAAAGGGCTGATGCTGTAAAGAGGTGGTGCGGCCAAAACCTTAGCAGGGATCTGTGATGGATAGTCCTGTGCCTTCTCAAACTGGTCCGTCGCCTCGGGCCGAGCGGCCTGCTCTGGACGAGGGGATGGCTGATGCCCCTGAGGTCACGGCCGCCCTGGAGCCGGACACTCTGCCGAACCGTCCGCTGCGAGCATCCGACGTCCCCGGGTTCATCCCCAAGCTGATCGGCTAAGACGGCGCGGGCAGAACCGGGTCCGGGGCGTAGGTCATGGTCGTCAAGTCGACCCGGCGCAGCATCGGCACCAGCGGGTCGTCGTAGACCGGGGTGGGCCGACGCTGGGATTCGATGACTGCCTCGACCACGGTGAACGTGCGCCGCCCGGCATAGATCTCGTTGAGCTCGGCGACGGCGTCGAGGTGGTCGTCGCAGAACGCAGAGTCAATCGGGTCTCCGGCAATAGCCCAGACGATGTGCTGGGCATCGGCCAGGACCGCGTAGGACATCAGCTGGCCCAGGTGGGAGTGGTCGGTCGGCCCGAGTTGCGCCTCGACGATGACCCGCTGTCCCTGCTCGTTGCGCGCATCGATGTCCAGGCGCCGGCCGCCGACCAGCCACTCGCGGCCGAAGATGTCGGTGTCCGTCCACCGCGGCCCGATGCCGACCTCGCGGCCGGTGAACTCCAAGATCATCCCCATGGAGGCGCCGAGCAAATCCAGGTTGGCGATCAGCCAGTCGACGAAGTCCCGTTCCCGGGGCCACAGCTGGGTGGGCGTGCCGCAGACCCAGTGCTCGCCGGTCCCCGACGAGGCGTGTGAGCGGTGCGTGAGCTCCATGTTTCCCAGTGTGACAGTAGCCTGTGACAAGTCCGTTTGCGGTCGAGGGACCCATCTGACCTGCGAGAGGACGGACGCATGTCTCGCCCCATCTACGCGCCGAACGCCGAGACGCTGTTCAACTCGGCCGTCAACGGGTTCGAGAACTTCGCATCGGCGTCGACGACCTCCAACGCGGTCGACCTGACCGCCACCACCGACGTGCTCCCTGGCCGTCGCCGTCCCGCCCGGCGCCCTGTCGGGCACCAACCCGACGATCACTGTGCAGCTCGACGGCATCGACCCGGCCGGCAACCCGATCCCGGCGATGGTGAAGACAGCGGCGATCACCGCGCCAGGCACGTACACCGCCTTCGGCGGACTTCAGAGCGCAGGGCTGGTGCTGCCCGCCACCGGGCGCATCACCGTCACCTTGGGCGGCACCGGGGCTGCCGCCACGGGCATCTAAATCACCGTGACGGGCCGCTGACCTGTCTGTCATAGCCCCCTGTTTCACACCACAACTTCATAGAGGAGACCGGCGTGGCCAAGCCGCTGGCGACGATCACCGGGGTGGCGATCCGCCCCGGCGTGTCGCGCAACAACCGCCTGTACACCGCCGAGAACATCGGCCGCCTGGTCGAGCGCGCCAACACCCGCATCTCCGGCGGAACCGCGCCGATCACGATGCGCACCCACCACGGGGCCGGGGACGACTCGACCCGCATCGTCGGCCGGGT